GGCCTGCGCCCTGAAAGAGGCTTCGACTGCCGCCGCATCGCGGGGGGGTCGGACGTAACCGTCGTGCATGCCGTGGGCCTTCAACAGTTCCTTGAGAGCGGCGGGCATCTCCTCGACCTCCTCCTTCTTCGTGGCTTTCTTGCGACGCTTGGCACCAACGCTGCCTAGGTAGGTAGCGAAAGGTGAGCAATCACCGCATTTGACCGGGTTGAGAGGTTTGGAGGCTTTGCGGAAGTCTGAGCACTTGAGATATTCTCGCAGAGGGTACCAGAAGGGGCTGTCATTCGCCATAACGTTGACATCCTCTGGCTTGATCTCTGCGATGAGACCAAGAGCTTCAACATCACCGCGTTGGAGACTTTCCAAGACAATGGACAGTTTCACGTTTTGTGAGAAGCCAGTGTCTATGGGCTCTACCTCAGGGCACACGAATGGGGTCGGGTTCTTGAAATCCGGGACCACTCGAGGCGGAGGGGGAACTGGAAGCGTCAACCCCGGGGGGGCTGGAACGGGTGCAGGACATGGGGCTGGAATTTTGTTGCCAGCGTGCCTGGCCTCGAAAGGGAGGTCATGCGAGAGATGAGCGGCGTAGCGCCGACGAGAGGCACGATCCTTGAATTTGGCCGCGACCATTTCAAAATGAACGTTGTCGTCGCCGCCCCACAGCATAGTCTCTTGCCAGGCTGCTTGCTCAGCCTCAGCCACTTCACCGAGGAATTCCTCCTCCTCTTCGATGTCGGCCATCGTCACTGGAGGCTGCGGATTCGCAGGCTCCTTGGACTCCTGGACAACTCCATGAGAGGGGAGAACCCCGGCCTTGCGGAAGAGGCAGCGGAGCACCTGGCTGGAGATAGCAAAGTTATGCTTCTCTCCACCAGCAACATGCATCCCGAGGATCTTCACTTGGCCGTTCTTGCGCGAGACAAGAGGGCAGCCGGAAAACCCGGGAAGGGTGTACGCGTCGTGCGCGAGGATACCCTGTGGTAGGTTCTTCAAATTAACAAGCTTCCCAACGCAGTTGCGGAGGTCGTTTTCGATCATACCGTTGATCGAGAAGTCCATCTCGCTGGCAATGTCGAGCTGCTTCGGATCGAATTTCTTCACTCCGAGAGCGGCCCAAACGTGCGGCGCGAACTTCACCATCTTACAGTCGAGCATCGAAAAGACGACGTCTCCGACCTTGAAATCGCGGCAGAGCGTCACTGTTTCCAGCGGATCTGCCCGAATTACACGGTTGGTGTCCTTAAAAAGAGAGATGCCTTCGGTCGGGGTGTGGTAGGCTGTAACCATCCAGTCCTCCACCCTCCAACCTCCAGCGATCGGGATGTTGTCCTCAGACTCATCCTTGGACGCCACAAAAACTTCCCATGGGGAACGAGTGAAGGCGCGAGTAGGCCGAATGGCCCCCTGGAGAGCGCACTCTGCACCGACCGTCAGTTTCTCAACTGGCGAGAAGGTATAGGTGTACTCCCAAGGGTCCGTGTCAGCGTCACCTCGGCGCACAGCAGAAACGAGTTTCTTCTCCAACAGAGGCGAACCCTTGCTTGCGCGATAATACTGCTTAACACCAACGCTGTAATGACCAACTTTGGTATGGAGAGCAGTTGCCTGCACAAGTAGAGCAATGCGACGGAAGAGAGAAAGAACGCCCCAGGCGAGTATAAAAC